ACGCGTTATGTAAAGAACTAAAAGGTATAGCTGAAAACTTTATACCTGCAGAACACATAGACGACCTTACGCAGGAAGTATTTTTATACTTATTAGAAATGCCTAAAGGCAAGTTAGATCAGCTTATACAGGATAAACAAATAAAGTATTATTTTATAAGACTGTGTAAAAATAACTACTACAGCAAAACGTCTAAATACCATTACAAATATAGAAAGCCTTACGAACGCGAACTTATAGACGTTATAACAAACGGCAAATATTCTATAAAGAAAAAACACGATACGGCAGATTTATATTTT